GATGATTTTGCTTGTTCTTCTAATTATGATGATTTGAATCATGATTCTGAATATGCTAAGATTGAATGGGCGAAGAGTCCAGTGAGTTGGGATGAGATGGACTTTTGTTCAATAAAGTTTAAGCCTTATGTCCACCATGACCCTAAGAAGGTCTTGGCCGTTCTCAATTTACGTAAAAAGAAAGTGCATCAACTTTCACCTGAACATGAAATGCAGAGACTTGGCGGTATTTTACGTGTACTCTCCAATCAGGAGGTATATAATATAGTTCTGAAAAGAATGCGTGATTTGGCTGTAAAGTTTCCTGAGACTAATCGTACGTTCAGGGATTTATTTATTAGTTTTGATGATCTTTATCTGTGTTATAATTCCTACATAAACTAGGTGCTTAAATTCGAATCGAAGCCTTTTTTAAAATGTCGGGTAAAATCGATATTGTAGAGATGTCCTCATCTAAAAAGAGGAGAAACAGAAGAAAGACTCAAAGAGTTAAAATTGTTAAACAAGGGAATCAGGCGCTTCAGCGTATGGGTGTCAAGATTCCGCGTAAGAAAGGTTCAAAAAACCAAGTAAGACGTCAGAGGCGCATTGGGGGTGCTATGAATGTTGGTGGTGGTATTGATAGATTTCCTAGGGGAACTTATCAAGTGCAATCCAACAATGTTAGGCCTACGAAGGGCAGAACAGAAAATGGTATGGAGTATATTGGTGAGGTTGTTGCTAATTCAACTGGTTTTTCCGTTGTTAAGTCACTCCCATGTAATCCTGGCCAATCTTCTACTTTTCCAAGACTTAGTAAGATAGCACAGCTTTATGAGGAATATCAATTTTTGAAGTTGGAGTTCATTTATAAGCCTGAAGTTGCGCAATTTGCCGATCTTGGCAAAGTGGGAAAAATTATTTTGAATGCAGATTATGATGCTTCAGATCCACCTCCTTCCCTTAAACAACAAATGGAGGATACAGACCCTTGTGCAGATGGTATGCCTTATGAAGAAATTTGTTTGGTATTAAACCCTAAATATTTGCATAAAAATTCAGACGCCAAGTATGTTCGTCCGGGTGGTCTTCCTGGTAATACGGATATTAAAACCTATGATTGTGCCAATTTTAATTTGGCTACTTCTGCCTTGTTTGCTAATACGGGTGGATTGGGA